TTTTCAGTTTCTGAGTCGTCGTTCATTGGATGTTGACGATTTGTTTAAAGCACGTAAGATGCTCGCGCAAGTAAAAAATGAGTACTACAGCAGAAAAAAGTAAAAAATTGTTGGAGCCACGGATCGATCCGACAACAAAGAAGATGGATGTCGGCGGTCTTTTGATCCCACCCACTAACTTAATTACAGCACTTTTGTACGGGTTTGCGAACCACACGAACGCAAAAGCGAAGGAATTTTATTTCTGGAGATGTTGCGACGAACTCTGGAATAATCCCGAAATGCCAGAACCTCTGATGGTCCGGCATCCGTGGGCGGAGGAAATGATCCGCGCAGCGATACGTAATAAATATCTGGCAATTGGCGGATCTGCCAGTTCCGGTAAGTCCCACACGATGGCGGCGTGGGGCATCATCAACTGGTTGTCGGAGCCACAGGACACGCTGGTCATGATGACCAGTACTACACTACGAGAAGCCAGACGCCGTATTTGGGGTTCTGTCATCTCGCTCCTGACTGTGATTCAGGAAGCACCGTGCAAGATTCGGGATTCAATCGGAAGCGTAGCCTACGTCAACGAGAACGGGGATCTGATCGAACGGGCGGGCCTAATGCTGATCGCTGCTGAAAAGAGCAAGACTCGCGAAGCTGTGGGCAAGTTCATCGGTATCAAGCAGAAGCGGGTCATCGTAATTGCGGACGAGCTTTCCGAATTGTCGGAGGCTATTCTCCATGCTGGTCTGACAAACTTGTCGAAAAACCCGTTCCTCCAGATGATCGGGATGTCCAACCCCAACAGTCGTTTCGACGCGTTTGGCGTATGGGCGGAGCCGAAAAGTGGTTGGGAGTCTGTAGATACTAATACGGCGGACAATTGGGACACGAAGTGGAATGGCCATTATTTGAGGCTGGACGGCGAACGCTCGCCTAACATTCTAGCTGGCGAGACACTCTATCCATGGCTCCCTACTGAGGAAAAGCTGGCAGAAGACAGAGCCCTTTTAGGGCAGGAGTCCAGAGGCTACATGCGGATGGTACGGGCTGTGTTCTTTGACAGCGACGAAACACAGGGAATCTACAGCGAGTCGGAGATCGCGTCCAGCAAGTCGATGAGCAAAGTCGAGTGGGCCGCGAAGCCGCTATTAGTGGCGGGACTAGATCCGGCGTTCACAAATGGCGGAGACAGGACGATCCTCTACACAGCCAAAGTCGGATATAATAAGGGGGGTCACTACGTACTGGAATTCGACGAGGCGATCCACTTGAACGACGACGCCACTAATAAGGCGGTTCCACGTACGTACCAGATCGTGCGCCAGATCAAGGACCACTGCGTCCGCAAGGGCATCCTGCCAGAGAATGTGGCGGTCGATGCCACTGGTGCTGGCGCACCGTTCTGTGACGTTCTGGCTGGCGAGTGGTCGCCATCGATCTTCCGTGTGAGTTTCGGCGGCAAGCCCTCTGACAAGCGGGTCAGCGCAAACAGCAAGCTGACGGGCGAAGAACTTTACGTGAACCGTGTATCCGAACTCTGGTTCGTGGGCAAGGAACTGATGCGAACTAAACAGGTGTTTGGAATCTCTGCTGATCTGGCACAGGAGATCTGCGCCCGAAACTACGATCTGGTCAAAGGCGGTTCCCTCAAAGTGAAGATCGAATCGAAGCCAGAGTTCAAATCCCGTTTCGGGAGGTCGCCTGACTTAGCGGACGCAGCCTTTCTTGCGCTGGACTGCGCCCGTCAGCGGTTAGGTCTAGTGGCAGTCGAGCCACCGAACGATGATGCGAGTACAGGATTCAGGAGACAGGTTACGATTTCGGGGCTCAGGCAAGCTTTGACGGTGGACTCAATCGACTAAATCCAAACGACCGTTTGATTTTGCATTTGGGCAAAGTAAAAAGTCTTTTATAATGATGGAATTCATTAAGCGGGGCTTAATGAATGACAAAGCTAGAAAACACTTTTATATATCTTGTATGAAAAATTCTTGACTTATTTGATTTCTGTCCGTTCAAATATTGACATTTTTGGCGGGTAGAGTAAAATCCAGCTGTATGGCTACCTCACGATTTAAGCGGCTACCTTCAGGACAGATTCAGTATATGGGCGAGAAGTACGCCGGATTCAATAAGCCGAAGAAAGCACCTGCTGGCTCGCCAAAGAAGTTCGTGGTTTTGGGTAAGGAAGGTGATAAAGTCAAAAAGGTTTCGTTTGGCGCGAGAGGCTACGAAGATTTCACCCAACACAAAGACCCCAAAAGGCGGGCCAATTTCCGTTCGCGCCACAATTGCCAGACGGCAAACGACAAAACGACCGCTCGCCATTGGGCTTGTAAATACTTGTGGTGATAGTGTGTTGACACTTGTTTCGATTTAATTTAGAGTTGCGTCATGGCTAACGGCACACCAACAAGCTACAATCAAGACACTACACTTGACCCATTATTAGCTGATTTCTTAAAGAGGACACTGCCTGTAAAACCATCACAGCGCGGCACACCTACACCATCCGCGACTACACCATCCGCGACTACACCATCCGCGACTGCACCAGCTTTACCTGCTCCAGCCACTGAATTTAAGCCGTTTCCACCGCTGCCTACTGGATCGTATTTTGATCAAGCGGCTGCTTCAGAGCGTAGTAAACTCCAAACAACTGCCCCACAAATGGAGTCGGATGCGAAGAAGAGAGAAGAAGATGCTAAAAGAGAAGCTGAGAGAAAAGCAGAGGAAGAGAAAAAGCAAAGGGATCGAGCAAATTTTTCCGCTATTAAACGCGGCGAACGTGCAGACACGATATTAGCTGGAAATATAGCTAATAAGGCTTTTGGTGGGCGTCCCGATGCTCCAGTTAATCCCAATTCACGGAGAATTTCTCCAGCCAGTACGGAACAGCGGCAATATGATATTACAAAAAGATTGCTGTTTAATGCCGCGCAAGAGAGGCGTCGCGAAATCAATCAATAATTTTAAAGAATCACCATGGCTGAATTTTCATATGAATCTGATATCGCCCCGATGCGTGGCGGTAATTTTTATTCTGGAAGCGTTCCAGTCGGCAGTGACTATCAGCGTTTTTTGACCATGAAATCATTGGTCAATAAAGACTCAAGAAACCGAATCCAAGAATTGGAATTTGAAAAAACAAGACTTCAATTAGAGGCAGCTAAACGCGAGACTCGTCAGCAAATCGAGGCTGAGAACCTTTATCCTAAGATCTCCGAACGCATAACGGGAATCCTGAACGATCAGACTAAAGATCCTGTGACGAGGGTTACAGAGCTTGAGAAAGCCCGAACAGAATTTGGTGCGGCCACACTTGCCAATCCTGCGATCAACAATATCTTCAACGCTGCTTCCTCTGCGATTACTGTTAAGGACCAACAGGAATCACAACGAAATGCTCTTGCGGCGAACCTCACACAATTGGGGCAACCGGAAGCAGTTAAGGCATTGTTCGGCGGTAACGTCGATTCTGGATCTGCAAAGCAATTCTTTGACTCTGCCACAGCTATCGGCACAGAAAAGAAAAAGGAAGAAGAGCTTTCCAAAAATGCCGCCTTCCAAAAACTTCAGGCGGAGCAACAAACACAACTTCGCAAAATTGATCTTGATATCCTTAAAGGACATGAATCCGCTCTCCGCTCGATGGCTCCAAAAGAATTGGGCGACGACGCATTTATTGCTGCGATCAAATCTGGAACTGCTCCAGAAAAAGTTGGGGCGACTCCGCAATTTAATCCAATTCAAGTAATCCAATTGAAGGAAATGATGCTTGATCTTAACCCATCATTGCAGTCTAATCCTGAACAACTTGATGCAGTCCCGCCTGAAGAAATCTATAAGTACGCATTTAGGGCACTGTCTCGTAAACGCAAAACATATTTCCCATCTACTACAACGTCAACAAAATCTCTGTTTGAAGAATAACAACTAACTAATACACATATGTCACAGTTTGACTTTCTCCTGAGTGAGAAACCCCAACAAGAACTCCTCCCCTATTCACAATGGTCAGAGGGTAATCAAATCGCAGATCCAGTCGAGAGCCGTAAGGAATATGCGGACTATCTCCGTTCAACTAATCTAGACAACGGAACATATGACGAGACTGTAGAGAATGAAATTAGGGAGGGTCTATATGAGTCAGTTAAGAAAACCGGACAAATTGATCCAGAAGATGAACTAGCGAAACAAGCTCTGTTTCAGACAAAGCCTGTCTCAATTGATGAACAACTTAAAGACGCTGAAAATACTCTCCCCACTTCATCACCAGATTGGGAAGCGGTAACTAAATATCGCGCATTCAAACAAACGCTTGCGGACAATCCAGATGCAGTAGAATCTTTTAAAGCCTCTGGAGAAGAGTATCGAGTAGCTGCTGAAGAAGCATTGTCTAGAAGTTACGACGATGTACTCAGATCAAAAATCCGCAATAATGAAATCCCATTTGCAAAAGTAACGGGTGAAGATGGCAAAACACAAATTATCGCCAGTGATCTTGCAACTAAACTTCCACTGAAGGACGCAATCAAGCAGTCCAAAAATGCTGGAGTTGGTCTTGCGGACGCCTATTGGGCACAGCAAGAATTAAAAACTCAGGAAGGCTATACTGTCCCGAATTATAAATTGAAGCGGATTGGCGAAGCCGCTTCGATGATTGAGACTCTCGCAAAAGAAGACGACGATGTTAAGTCAAGCGTTGATGGATATGCGCGTAGGCTCGCTCGCACTGAGTATGATTTTGGCGATGTAGCTGGAGAGATGTTCGACGCAGCTGGACAGACTATTGTCAATTTTGCTGGCAGAGTAATGGGCAAAGGTAAAGAGATCGATGCGAAAGAGGCGTTCCAGAAGAAGTCTGACGCAATCGCGCAGTCTGAATTTTCTTCTACTGCGGAATCCATCGCTAGAAAACTTAATACAAGTGGAGCCCTTCGAGAAAGCGAAGCCTTCACAGTTGGTGAAGTCCAACAGGCGATGAATGAAATCGGTCTGCGTACGGCTTCTAATAAAGGGTACTTCCAATTCCACGACGGAGCAGAAGAAATTGGGAAGAATATCCGCAATTATGGTATTGGACTTCCAGTCGCCTCTCCAGCGTTGATGGCGAACAAAGAAAAATTTGATCAAGCACTTGCGGCTAGAACAGATATTTCTGACACAATCAAAAAACAAATGGAGGGACAACGCCAACAGTTCCTCGATAAACAATTTCCTGAGATCAGTGATCTTCTATCCCGTACAGATGTTGGTGATGAGTGGCAGAATGAACTCCAGAAAGCTAGAGCTGCTGGACAAAAGGATAGACAAACTCTGGAAACCTTTTTGTCGAATCCTGATAACTACAGCGAGTTCGCCCAACGGGCAAAAGGAGTTGGCATGTCCATCATCGATGGTTTCGGGCAACTTGCCGCTGCTTTGCCAGCAATATTAGATGTAGAATTCGCACAAGATTATCTGTCTAACGTCGCCCAACAGACTTCAGATAGGCGTGAACTCGCCAATTTGTTTGGCGTCGATATGGGCGTTACTCAAGAAGTTGCAGAGTCACTTTCACCTATGCTGGTCGATATGACCGCTAGTACTATTCTAGCAGCACTTACCTCACCAGTTGCTGGTATTGGTGGAGCTGGATATCTTGCAGCAAAACAAGGAGCCCGCCTTACTGTTAAAGGTATCGCGAAAGGACTTGTTAGTAATGTGTTCAAGCCATTAGCTGGAGAATCTATCGAAGCTGCTGGTAAAAGACTAGTTGCTGAAGGTCTTATCAAACAGTCTGTCAAAGACGGCGGCGTTAATGGCGCGATGGCAGCGATCAATGGCTATAGCGGGCAACTTGCTAATAGGCTCAACATCACTGCGACATCTTTCATACCAGCGGCTAACCGTTCTATGGGAGCTTCTTACGGGGCGATGTTCAATCAACTCCAGAAAGATCCTAACCTTACGCGCGAAGAAGCTCACGAACGCGCATTAGGTGGAGCTATTACAAGCGGCATTGTGACAGGCTTGATTACTTCTGCCTTCTCTGGTTTCGGTAAAGGTGGTCTTGAAACTGCGCTCACTAGAGGTCTCTCTTATCGAGAGATGAAAACTATCTTTAGCCGTCTGTCTAATTCAGCGGACAACATCCCAAATAAAGTATTTAATGACGTAATCAAGACATCTCTTAAAGATACCTTTAAGAAATACGGTTATGCCAGTATCGGAAAGAATATCTCAAAAGAAGCATTTGATGAAGGTACTGAAGAAGCACTCGACCAATTCGTAAACAGCTTCGTTCAAGATGCTACATTGAACGAGAACACTTCAATGCTGGAACGGCTCAATCAAACCTTCCACGCTTTTGTCATCGGCGGAGTAATGGGCGCGGGAGTTCCTGCGATTCAATCTGTAACCGGATCCGTGAATCGTGATGTCCGTAATACAGCTGCCCGCAATCTGGAGTTTGAGGCGATCAAAAATGTGACGAGCAAACTCAATGAATCGGGTAGTCCCCTCACAGCTGAGATCGTTGGCACACTACTTACTGGTCCTGTCCGCCGCCAGCAAGCAATGGCAGAGGCTCTACGCAAACGCCAGATGCTCAACCTTCCAGCAGAAGCGGCTCCTGCTGAACCTGCTGTTATAGAAGGGGCACAAGCACCAGAACAGCTCGAACTTCCGTTGACTGGAGGACAAGCAGTTCAACAACTTGAACTTCCGTTTACTGGAGAAGCACCCGCTGAAGGAGCACCAACTGCTGAACAACTTGAGTTGTCTTTGACTGAAGGCGCACCTGCTGAAAAAACACCTACTGGACAACTTGAACTTCCGTTCCCGTTGACTGGAGCACCAGTCACATATGCGATTAGACCAAAAGAACCAACTCCAGAGTCTATTGTCGAAGGTCTTTCTGGCGTAACACCAGAAGCTGTTGAGGAATTGATCTCTGTCATTCGCCCTGAGGAAGTTGATGAGACGGGCCAAATGGATTTTGGAATGTACATCAGGAGTAGTGATGCGGCTAAAGAGCCTCTTATGGTTCCGTTCAGTGCTCTTGATTTCGGTAGATCAAAACAAATAATGGAACAACTGGAACTTGATTTCACAGACGTTGTCCAATCCGAAATTAGTGAACATGCTGCAAGTCCGACTCGCACCCCTAAAGCCATACTACCATCTGCACCTGACAATAATGTCATGGTCGAGGGTTCTATAGCCCAATTCGCAGGAGAAGAACCAATTAAAGAAGCAGAACTTTCTGCCTTTAATCGCGTACTCAGAGTTGGATTCCCGATCTCGTTCCAGTCGAAGGCTCGATTTGGAATGCCCGCCAGAAACATTTCAAAGAAAGCCACTGGTCAGGAGTCTTATTACATCAATAGGTCTAATGATCTCGCCAATCTTGTTTACAAGAACTTCCCCGTTACTAAACCAACTGTTCCTGCAAATGGCAGCGAATATTCTAGTGGGCGTAAGATAACTTATTTTGATCCCATATCTGGTACTAGAGTAGAATCAAAACCAATTAAGGGAGCACTCGACGCTGATGGAAACGGAGTATTTAACAATGATCCAGTTCTTATTTCGGAAATGATCCGTGACGGCGTTCCAGTCAAAGTTCCTCGCGGCTTTGCTGAGAATATTAACCCGTCTTTCGTTATCCGCAACAGGCGCGTCGTTGATGTATTGGGCCCACGCCCTGATGGCAAAGCTGGTCTTGTTTCAATGACCGCTCCTATTGAGCGTTCGACAACCAGTGAACCTGATTACACATCTTTGTTTGAGGCGGGCAATCTCGCTACCCTATTCTTAGACGACGTAAACGCAGAACGAGTCATTCCTTCTGGAGCCCCTGTGATTGATCAAACTGGTAAGATTACCAATATCGGATCGATGGCTACAAGTGTTGGAGAAATGCTGAGTAACTTCAATCAGTTTATCTTAAACGCAACAATGCCTGAAGTTCAGGAAGGCGCACGTGTATCAGGCGTTATTAACGGTATGCGTATTGCAGCAGCGAGCAAGATTAAAAAGACGCTCAAGCTGAGGAACGGAACGGATCTCGAATCGGGATTCTTTGATACTGCGCTTCAGGCTTTGCATACGGAGTACATTAATTTTGCCAACCTGTTTGAGATTAGGTCATCCTTGATCTCTTCTAAGATTGCTGTTGAAACTCCTACTGGATACAAGATCAATCCAGCTAAACAAAAGGGAGCTGTGAAGCTATTCATGAATCGTCTTCGTCCAGAACAAAAGACGACAATCGCAGAACGGCTCGCACCATTCATTGATACGAGTGCACAAGAGATCAGGAAAAGTCCTGATAAAGTCATGCTCAAATTCCTCGATTCGGAAGTTCTAAACAATGGACGTTTCGAGGGAAACACGATGCCTACGCTTGATCAGTTGGCAGACACAATCAAAGGACGCTACGCCGACCAACAGAAGACGCGAGAAATTGAAGAGAAGGTCAAGGCGACTACTTCGATGGACCCGACTATCATGGATCAAGTTGCTTTTGATGACATCTCGAAAGATGCTAATTACATCGGCGAACCTTCGATTTCTGGTTCGGATAGAATGTCTGCCTCTGAGGTCTCGCGGATCTTGAAGGGGGCAGAGTTTAATGCCCTTAACGCAATCGATGAGAATCCAGATTTGCGGGACGCCCTCAATGACTTGTTGTTCCAGTCGGTTTATAAGAACCCATCTACGACACAAGTTACTCGCGTCACTAGCATGACGACAGCGGATGCCTTCGGCACACTGGCAAACTGGATTGCTAAAGGAAATTACAATAACGACGGAATTCTTTCTTTTGAACGGAGTCTTCGTGACGGTGAGTTCGCTTCTGGATATGAGTTGAGGTCAGCACTTACGCTCATGCGTCTTTCGTCGCGAGCTAACGCGACCGAAAACCCAACTGAAGACGCAGAATTTGTTTCTGCTGTCCAATCAGAAATTAGTCGCTCATTGGGTCGTGATGTTCCTGTAGGACACGCAAAGGATTTTATCAAAGCCATTGATAAGTCCATCCGCAAACGGATGTCTCGTTCGCACATTACTCAGGCGCAATCAACCGTCGCTAAACAAGTTAACACAGCTGATGTTGAAACGATGGGTCTTGTATCTGGCGATCCCGAATCTGTAATCACTGCCCTCAAGAACATTGCGAAGAGTTCCAAAAACAAGTCGCACAAACTTGCGGCAGAACTACTTCTGGAAGACGAAGCCTTTATCAAGACAATTAGATTTGAAATAGGCGAAGCAGATCTATCCATTGCTGGTGAGTACAATCGCCTTACTGACGGATCACATAGCGTGTTCCTCAATCTTAATGGCCACAACGGACGGGGTCTTGCGAACGTGATGCTCGAAGAATATGTCCACGCGTTTGTTTCTGACACGCTTAACAAGCCAAAAGAACTGCTTAACGAAGCACAGAGAACAGCAGTAACTCGTTTGAACGGACTGATGGAACTCGTCCGCAAACAAGCGGATCTGAATGGCATTACTGATCCATCCCTCATGGATGGTCTCGCCAACATCGATGAGTTTGTAGCGAGCTTCCTCCTCTCGAAGAAGTTCCAGTCGCTCGTAAAATCTGTTGAGCCCCAAAAGGGTCAGCGTGGATTCTTCGGACGGATCGTTGACGCACTCGTTAGCATGTTCCGCAGAGTAACTGCTAAAGAAAAGGACGCTTACACAGAAGCCCTCAAGGACATCATTGAACTCAGCCGATCAGCGATGGGTTCTGAACGTAATACTTCTGCCAGCCTGTTGTCTTCAGTTTCGGAAGACGCTTCCGATATCCTGAACAGAGCTGCGGATGTGCGCGACGCTCTCCCTGAATCGGTTAAGAGTAGGGTCACACAAGTTGCAACTCCAGAAACAGCAGAACAAGCTGTGACTGCTGCGAGACAGGAAGCAATCGATGCTGCTAACAACGAGCTAGTCCAGCAACAGCAGAAGATTACGGAAGAGAACGTTCCGAAATCAGATACTGAAACTAATGCTGACCAACTTAAAAGGGCTCGCAATCTTCAGGCATTGATCAGGTCTATCGTTCCGTTTGAAGTTCGTATTAAATATCTCACTCCTAAAGAGATTGCAGCAATCGGGGAAGGACGACGTTTCATAGCGTCTGCTACTGGTGATCTAATCGAGATCGATATGGGACGCCTTATGGCTTTTGTCGATGGTATGGATGATCTCACCACTAACATGCTGGTGGAAAGTGTAATGATCGAAGAGTTGGGACACGTAGCCTCTTACAACTCGCTCCCACAATCTGCTATCGACGAAATCGTTAATTCGTTTAATCAGTCTGAATTCGATGCAGTTGCTGACAGCTATTACCAGAATGAAGAAGACCGCAAAGTTTCCAAAGCTTTGGTTCGTTCCGAAAACGAACAGGATGCGCTGAAGGAAAAACGCAGACTGGTCGAGGAGCATCTCCGCGCACACCTGCAACGGGTAACAACTGGTCATACTACTGAAGAGAACGCAGCGTTTTTAAGGACGAACCCGTCTTTGTTCAAGATCATGCTCCGCTATATCGGTGGGGTCTTCCGCCGAATGACTTCAACGAGAACAGGAAATCCAATGATTGATAACGCCCTCACTCGTATGCTTACAGAAATGCGGGCACTCAAGATGGGCTACCGCATGGGCCCGTCCGTATTGAAGTTCGATCCGAATAACCCGACAGCTTCTACAGAAGTCTTCCGTGTGCTGACAGGACTCGATAATCTGGATCAAATTGAAATGGACGGGTTTGGAGAAGATCTCGCTGAAGCGATGTACACGCAGATCAATCTTGAAGACTTCAAGAGGATTCAAAAATTAAGTAGACCAAAAACAGCGGAGGAAACAGAAGAACCCGAAATCCAACAAGAAAAATTCGAGGTACAAGTTGGTGATATAATCGACACAATAGAAAGATTATCTAGAAAAAATATTAGTGCTTATTTAAAATCTATTGAATCAGAATTTGATGATGAGTTTGAGTTTGGCACATATGACTTAGACGAATTTGCAGCACCAGAATTTTATGCAATCCCTACTAGTGAGGCTCAATTTGAAGATTATGGTAGCCTCACTGGACCAGCAGATGATCCAGATGAAGTTATTTATAGAGCAGCTAAAGAATTTGTCAGGAGAAGTCTACGCCCCTATATTTCAGTTTATGTTACGGCTAATAATATTGACGTCGATTCTATTGATTTTATTGTCGATGAGTTTACTAAAGCCGTTATTGTAGATGCGGCAGATTATGGTGGTGGACCACAAGTGATACTATCTTCAGATATGTCTGACTACGAAGATGCACTAACAGTACTTAAAAGTGGCGATATATCTTCTCCAAAATTTAACATAGGCAAGCTCATAGAAGTTCTCCCTCAGATAGATGGGTTGACTATTATTTCCTCCAGTCCAGATTCAATATCCGCTAAAATTTCTAGAGGTGGTAAAAACTATACCTTATCTTTTGGAGCCTATAGCGACGGAAATATTTCTGTGGGTGATTTAGTACCTATAGAAACTGAAGAAAATTCTGGTGAAACATTTTCCAATGATTCTTTCGGCATAGAGTTAATGCTGCTACTGACTTCAAATAACCATTTAATTGGCGCGAAAGAAGTTTCTACTTATGCGGCTGGATCTTCGACTGAAATTAGAGAGGAAACTGAGAGAGTCGCTAGAGCGAAAGCACTAGCAGCTGCCCGTGGTGAGAAATATGAGAAAAAATCAGGCATGGTTTATAAAGGTTTCAAAGCGTGGGCAAAATTAGGTTTTGATGCGATGCTATCCAGCTACGATATATCGAGTATGGTAGACGAATTGCATGCAAAATATGGGACGGATAAGGGGGAACTTGCGTCCGATATTGATCGTCTGGCACAAGACGAATATGGTATACACACCGTAACGCAACTTGTCCACTTGAGTGATAACCCGTCATATGGCGAAAAACTCTGGTCGAATGGTGGCAGGGGCAAGCACATGAAATTTGATCTCACTGCTGGCAGCAGAAGCCTTCGGGCTTTCGGCGAAATGATTGAGCAGCATGTTAAAATTAAAGGACTTGTCGAAGAAATCAAACCTCTCCGCAAAGAGTATTCACGCAAGCTAAAAAGCCTACCAAAACTCGAACTCTCTGATGCCGAAAAAGAAACTAGAGAAAAACAGATCAGAGATAATTATGTTCAACAACTCAACAAGTTAGGGGTCAATCCAGATCGTTTGCTCACCAGTTTGGGTAGTGGCACTGCGTTCAGCGGTTCGTCGATCAAGTTCGATGGGCTACTTGAAATGCTGGAGATGCCGCTATTTGAAGCTGGCACTTACAAAGCTCCGGCAAGCGGATTCATGCGAGCCTTCATGGGCGAACTCGATCCACGTTTCCAGAGACTTGACGACAATAGAAATGCCTTTGCGCGAGCCGCTGCCCTCCTCGTTGAAAGATACAAAGGCACTCTGGATAAGCTCGTCGAGAAACGATATGGCTCAATCGCCAATGCCCCTAACGAGCTTATCGCTGAAGCGATGGGTAGCACAGGCGTCGAGCTTGACGAATCTGTCTATGACAGAATCGAAGACGACCACACAGAACGGTTGATCAACATCAGGAGTAACGCATCACTCACAGATGACCAGAGGTCGGCGGCGATCTACGATTCTGCCAGACTCCGTGATGAGGCACTCGCTTCCGCTAGAACTACTGCGCGTGATCTAATCGTTAAGCGCAAAGATGCAGCACTTACGGAGCTTACTTCTAAAGCTCCAGAGATTGCGAAGCACATTGTTGATCTCCGTGAGAAGCTCATCGACCCACTCTCGAAGAGACTCAAAAAGGATTACGGACTCACAGAAGAGTTCGGAGTCTACATCGATAGCCAATTGGGAATCTACATGACCCGCGCATACCGCATGTTCAACGAAGTTGGGTTCGCCGAACGGGTTAAACAAGATCCGCTGTATGCTAAAGCTCGCGAAAAAGCGATAGAGTTCTTCGATAAAGAGTTTGTCAAACAGGAGACCCGTCGCCTTCGACTCGATGGAATGCTTCCAGCACAGGCTAAAAAACAGGCTGAAGACGAGCTTATCAACAAACGCTCCAGCAATGGAGAGTCTTACGGACAACAAGCACTCGCCGCCTTTATCGAAAGCTACGCTACGAAGAACGATGCTGGATTCGGTGGATCTAAATTAGGCGAAGGCTATCGGGTTATGCTCGATAACTTGAAGCAGAAGAAGGATATCCCGTCAGAACTACGTGACATATTGGGCGAGTACAAGAACTCTGAAGAGGGTACTAATAACCTGCTCCGCACTTTTGTCACAGTAGCTACGATGGCGTCGAACCAATCGTTCCTCAACAATGTCCGCACATTGGGAGAGCGTAATGGATTTCTAGTAACTTCAGAAGAGTACTACAAAGATCCTGCCAAATACGAAGGGTTCGTTCCATTCCGTTCCTCAACAACATCGAAGCACGATCCGTTGTTGGGAATGTTCGGGCCTAAAGAAATGGTCGAAGGATTCCAGAAGTCATTCGATGCCAACACTATTCGCCGCAATACGAATAGCGCAATCGGAGTCGTGGACAACACTATGAAGGTTCTGAACAAGGCATCGGGCTACGCGATGGCGGCAAAGACATTGGGTTCGGTTGGCTTCTACTTCCGTAACGTCGTATCGAACATGCTGTTCTTTGGCCCATCACAAGGATTCATGCGCGTAGATAAGATGCTCAAAGTAGCGGCAGAGCAATCGTGGAAGGGGCTTAAAGACCAGAATAGAATCGACAGCTACATCGCAGAGCTTACCGCTTTGGACGTCATTGGAAATGAGATCCAATCGAATGTTATTCGAGATCTGCTCAATGGAAAAGTCGAAGCTACTGGCATCATGAAACAGCTTGATGACTTGATGGAGAAATCAAAACTCTCTAAAGGCAAGGCTGCTCTGGAACTGGTCGTCGATAAAGCCAGCCGTCTAGCCGCCCACGCTGACGCGATCTACAAGATTGCCTACTTCGAGTATGAGTTGAACAACTTGAAAGAAGCGCAGAAGTCTTCCAATACAGGGAGCGTTGCCAATATGAGTGAGTACCAGCTTAAACGGATGGCGGCGCAAAAGATTCTGATGACTGCCCAATCCGCAAGTCAGGCTCCACCAGTTGTATCTGAAATTACAAAGTCTGGATTAGGATTGATGTTTGCTCCGTTCCTCCGCTTCAAAGCGGAAGTCCCACGGATCGTAATCAATACTTATAAGTTGGCTAGAAAGGAAATGAAGGATGCCAATCCGAACATTAAACGTCGCGGACAGATGCGCTTTGCGTCTATGACTACGATGTTGGGAGTGTTCAGTAGTGTTCTTCCAACAGCACTTCGGGTTCTGGTATCCGGCATTGGCGACGATGAGGACGAAGCTTTGAGGAACTCGATTCCAGAGTACTTGAGGGGCAACACCTTCTATTACTTCGGCAAGGGAGATAACCTCAAGTCGATGAACCTTACCTTCATCAACCCATTCAGCATGTTGGCAGACCCAACTATGCGAGCGTTCGAGCAAATCTCCAGAGGTAACTTTGCAGAATCCGCTTCGCAGTTCGTTCAAGGAATGATCTTCAACCAGTATCTCGAAGATCAGATCTTCGCGGGGGCGTATTCCGATCTCAAAAACAACAAGAACTCCACGACTGGAGAACCTATTTGGGAGAAGGATATCGATGGGGTTGGTGGAGTACTGACAAAAGCAACAGGCTATCTGATGAACAAAGCCTACTCCCCACGGATTCTATCTGACGCTATTAAAGCCTATGAGGCTACAGGTGGGGACTACAAAGAGTTCGACGATAGTCCATTGGGAGTAATGTTGAGTGGCGTATATCCTGCTCGTATCCATGAGATAGATCTGAACAAACAATATAGCCGCTATCTCAAAGAGAAGAAGGAACAATTTGATCGGGTTATTAAAGAGAAGTACGCCCTATATGGAGAGCGTCCCGTCAATGAGGATACGATCCGCGAGCTGTATGACGACGAAGTCAAGAACCGCAAGTTGCTCAATCAAGATCTAATCCAGATCTCGCGAGGCTTCGAGGGTCTGGGAATGTCGAAGGAGCAGATCTTCACCAACATGGTTGAGCGTGGTGGTATCAGCAAGCGTCGTGCCGCTCTCTTGTTCAGCAACATCATGGATCGTCCAGATATCAACAAGGCATTCCTTCAAGGTCTAGTCCAGAAAGAGTACGGATTAGAGAGAGCACAAGTCCTGCTCGATCAACTGGATAACTATCCACGCTACATGTTCGTAGAGGAGTAAATAAAAACCCCCCGTACTATGGACTATCATAGTACAGGGGGCTAATTTGTTAATCAGAACTTGAGTTTGTAATCATCGATGGACATTACTTCTGTTTGAAAAGTAAGGTCTGGATTCTTACTCTGCTTCCACAAGATGAAGTCTTCCATCTCGAAGTCTCCTGTAAGGAACAGGTTCCTCGATCCGTCTGACCACTTGAGTACAACAACTTGTCGTAGTGTGTCGAATTTCATTTATCGTTCAATTAGTTTGCGGCGTCAGCTCTGGCATACAACATCTTCGGAGCCTTCTTGAAGTACTTGAAGAGTGCAGGGCACAGCCAACCAGTGATGCTATTCTCTGGACAATGGTACATGTTGCCGCCCATCTCTGGACGGAGCCACTCAAACGAGTGGGTATAGTTCGGGAACGGAGTGGCAGAGAAGGTAAGGCGGAATCCGTTAGCGGCGTCCTCGATTCCAGCTCGCTCAACCATCTCTGTGATTATGTCATCCATGCCACAGACGAAGGCTTCACGGACAAGTCCAGTCGCTTCGTCATCGAACACCCACCCACCAGCAAAGGCATAGGGCATAAGCGTCTGGATAGCGTTCTGGTTCTTGCAGCTATTGAAGTTCAGTTTTAATTTTTGTGCGATCATATGTGTAATGTATGGAGTTGTGTGGTATGCAGTTAGTATTTTGTTTCTCAATTTTTGTTTCATTTGTTTGTTTGGTTTGGGGGAGATTACATATCGTGGTCAAGCGTTATGGACTTGATGGCGGATTCTAGTTGGTCAACGGATTCATCTTCGTAGTCATCCACAGCGGCGGCAATGGCACTAGCGAAAGATGTAAGCTTCGAGGGGATGTGGATTCGTGTTGTTCGGAGTGAGCAACAGGGAGTGAAGGCGATCAACGCCCATCCAGATGGACTGCCAGATTCCCTCCTGCTTTTCAGTTCGACTTCAGTTCCGTTGATTTCAAGTGATACTACAGTTTGTTCGTTCATTGTGATAATAAGATTATGATTAGGATTAGTGATGCTATTGGGAGTCCCACCATCATCAGGCATTGGCCTGATGACAGCGGATCTGTTGGCGAGTTTTGGTGTTCCATGTTAGCGGTTGGATACTTTGACTCGCTCGCCGAATTTGTATAGCTCTGGCTTCGAGCCATAGTCAAGCCAGAGGACTGGATAGTTAGGCTCATGTAGCTCTTCCCAATCGTAGGCATATCCATCTGTGAGGTACACAGCACCATCGATGTGGTTCGCGTTCTCCTCGATCCAGTCGAACGCTGGCTTGAAGAGTGTGCCACCCCCACCTTTGATGGATGTGGGTACTTGATCTCCGTGGCGGAGTTCGATCACTTGCTCCACTTTGTGGTCAACGGAGAGCAGGTAGATCGTATCGGGGCGGAGTGTATCCAGCGCATCCTGTACAGCTTCGAGCATCTCACGGAGAATGGCTTGCGGGACAGAGCAACTAGTGTCGATGATAACAGCAAGCTCGTTGATATCTTTCTTCTGGCGACCAGCGGACACAAGTCCAGTCGTCGTGAAGATCGGGGCGTTGAACGGCTTGTCCCATCCAGACTGGCAACGAGCGGTGAACCATTGCTTCAAGTAGTCTGCCCAATCCATTCCCTCACGGAACGAGCGGAGCTTGTCGAGTTCTCTAGTTCCAGTAGCTCCGTCGAGTTCGGCACGGGAGTTCATCTGTTCCGTCAGAATGATCTGCTCGTTTTGATCTTCGATCTGGCGGACTACATCCTCTTGACTCATGCCAGAATCGGCGTCTGCTTCTGGCTCGAAGGTATCATCAGAACCAGCACCAACCCAATCGTCTCCCAAAATTTCGGAGTCTGACTTACCCTTTGTCGGAGAACTATCCGACGAGTCGTCGTTAGTGGGTTGGTCGTCAGCATCGCCAGCATCGCCAGCATCGTCTGACTGATCAGCCGACTGGTCTTGCGGGTCATCAGACTTGTCTTGCGGGTCATCCTGCTGTCCGCTTTGCGGTTGCTTATCTGGTTCGGGTGATTTGAATAGCTCGTCGTAGAGTTGCTCGACTGATTTGTCCCCGCTCAATGCTTCGTCGATAAGCACATTTGGAATAAGCGGGAATGGAATCATCGGAACTTTTGCGAACGCTTCTTTGTTTCTGTGGACGATCATCGCATTGATGACATAGTCCGCCGCACGATTGGCTGTGTCACGATCTGTGTACTTCGCCAGTCGTGAGCCATGGGACAGCATAGCATGGAGTGCTTCGTGGACTAGCAAGAATGCACAATGTCCTACAGGATCGCTAGTCTTCGAGATGCGCTCAAGCCCTGCTGGATTGAGCACAAGCTTGATGCCGTCAGTCGCTCCGTACGGAGTGTCGTTTGTTTCCTCCCACTTCATCGCCAGCAGTTTGCTGTAAGCGAGCGGCCAATAGCATCGCACTCTACGCATTGCTCTGGCAAGTAGGCAGTTTCCGTTTATGTCGTAATCAATTTTCATAGGTTCAGTTAGTTGGATGTAAGTTGGATGGGGGTTGGATGACTCCAGTAGGGCAGTCAGCCCTACTGGAATCAGCATATGTTACAGACCCAAATCAGTCAAGGTCTTTTCTGCTGTGCGTTTGGCGACTTCGAGTTTCTTCGCATGCTCCAGACGCTGGTAGCTTTCGGGTAGTGTATCTGCCTCGACGATGCAGGGCTTGAGTGCATCGATAACCAGATCAAGTTCGGGAAGCTTGAGCCAGTTCTTCTGGCGCAGGTCGTTGACGCAGGATTCCAGATGGGTGAATCGGGAACCATGAAGGCGACTGCCTTTCGTGAGTGCCTCGATAGTCTTGCCCATCTCGTTGATGGCATTCTCGATGCACTCTCCGTGTGCCTCAAGCAACATCTGTGACACAGCCTTCTCGCTACTGGCACGGACTCTGGCGGCAGTCTCATCAGAGACGGCAGACAGGATGGAACCTTCGATGGATTGGGGTTGACCCAACCACTTGAGTTCAAACTTGTAGCCGCTGATGAACTCGTCGGCTGTGGGCCATTGCACTTCGTCACGGAATCCGTTGATGTGCTTGTGCCCTTCGTTAACGAATGACTGGTAGTTGTCATACACTTCCTTGAGGAGCGCATCGATCTTGTCGCGGCGAGCATCGAACTCCTGCTGGATCTCGTCAGCGTTAGTCGCTTGCTGGTAGGTCGTGCCTTCAAAGTCTGGCACAGACATACCCTTCTTCTTGAGATAGACGCCCATCCCGTTGATCGTGTTGTTGATCTCTGCGATGGCGTTGTCCTTCGTCTTGAAGAGCTTCGCGGATGGGGCACGGACGAAGTCCTTGTCAGCCCCTTTGGCGAAGGCGATCTGCTTGTGGGTTGTCTCCAGCGTAGCGGAGAGTTTCGGTTTGCCCGTGATCAAGCGAACCATGATGACGGAGTTGATGGAGGTGAGGTTGTACATATCGTTGTTCATACTATCTGTTGTTTGTTTGTTGTTATTTCATTAGTGGGCTTGCCGTACTACCATAGCACGGCAAGCCAGAGTGTTTAGATTCCCTGCATCGCGGAGCGTCTGGCATGTTGGTGGAGGGGGATTCCGTTACGGACTGCGCTGTCATATGTCCACTTGCGGATCTCTCCAGAGGATGCACAGATGACATTGTTGACGAGCCAGTCGAGTGCCCCGCTGGCTACGCTTGCTTGTGGATCGTTGCCAGCAACTTGCTTCGCCTTCCTGATGGCGGCGAATGAGAGGGCATATTGTTCTGCCCTATCTGCTGGCATCTTCTCGTCCCCATCGCAGATGGCACGGAGTTTGGGTAGCATACCTGCAACCGTTTGGCAGAAGGCATAGGCGGCGGAGCCAGACGCTTCGCCCACTAGTCCTCGAAGGGACAGGGACAGGATGGCGGGTTCATGGAGCAGGTCTCCAGATGCAACACGGCAAGCCGCTTCCCATTGGCGGGGACAAGGATGGGGTGAGCCGTCCCACGGAGAGGGTACATCTGGATTGAAGTGATCCACACCCTCTACACCATTGGCGTACTTGAGGAAGGTATAGACTGGCGAGTCTGCCAGACCCTCAATCGCCGCCCACTTGAGCCACTCGTCCAGAGTCGGCTCGATAGTGAAGGTCATGCAACGCTCGATGATCGGAGCCGCTGGCACAGCGGAACGAGTGCCGTCACTCCGCCTGTTGCCAGTCAACATGACTCGTACATTCTTGCCCAACTTGTGGGTTCCGATCATTGGCTGACTCCCGTCTGGTTGGAACAGGGATCTGCACAGAGACTGGATCTGCACATCCCACTCTGGAAATTCATCCAACACCAGCAGAGTCGGCGTCGAGCCGACACGATCTGCTGTGGGCCATTGCTCTGGTGAGCTGAACCAGAGGTCTCTCGACCCGCTGTCTGGAATGCCATAGCCCAACGCTTCTTGTGGGCCAGACCCACTCAAGTTGACGATCCACACATCAGCGGGATCGATGCCCATCGCAGGGGCTACGATTGTTTTGGCAACGCTCGTCTTTCCGATTCCGCCTTTGCCGAATACGGCTAGCCAGCGGTTGCTTGCCACAGCGGCGGCGGCGAGTGCTTCGAGTTGTTTGATGGATGCTTTAGGTGCTTTCATGTTTGTTGTTTGTTTCAGAGTTGAGCCACTACAATAATGGCAGTTGTGGAATAGTCAAGTTCTTTTTTTACGAAGTAAGTTTGTGCTATCGTAGTACGGATTAGCGATGACGATATTCGTAAATCAGTTCTCTATCCGTCTTGTGGGTACGGAGGAAGGTCTGCTTGTAGGAGACGAGTGTGCCACACTCCCTCATGCCATCGTCGAAGATGAGCGTCTGTCCAGCGAACCTGTTGAAGTCCGCTTTGAAGTCTGATGCGGGGATGATCTTCACGGGAAACCTAATGTCCACATCATCGAGCGATACGATATCGTGTTCGACTACAACGGCACGGCATGGTGCAAGCGACTTGAGTTGTTCTTCGCCATCGATCTTCTCTTTGAGTTCTTCGAGTTCGTCGATGAAGTCGGTGAGTTGCTCGTCGTCGAGGAACAGCGGCAACGCCCAATCAAGGATTGGTTCCGCTGGTAGCTTCGAGATGAGTTGATGATAGCGTTTCAGCTTCGAGGGGTAGTGTCCGAACTCGCCGATCTTCTCCTGCTTTGTGCGGTTGTCGATGACTTGCACAGGCATTCCATGCTCTGTTTGGGTTGAGCCATCATGTACCAGATAGAGTGCGGCTTTAGTGATCTCCTCGCCTTCTTCGCCTTCTTCCCATACATTGAGGTCGAGGAGCCATGAGATGTGCAACCACTCGTCTTCGCCTTTGAAGGCAGGAAGACTTCTGTATCGTGCCTCATAGGAGTCTTCCTGTGGGAGCATGAGTGTCATGGAGCTGTCGTTGATTACTAGTTTGTTCATATGTTTGTTCGTTGTTTGTTTCAGTTGGGGTTGGGGGTTATGCTTTGAGTTGTTTCTCGATCTTGCGGATCGTTTCCCAAAGCAAGTCGCGGATTCCTTCAGAGGCTTCCGTCTGTTCGCCAGAGTATTCCTCTGCGAGTTCGAGTGCTTCTTCAGTTAGGTTTGCAAGTTCGGAGATGGACTTTCGCAGTTGTTTAATATCGATGTTCATATGTTTGTTCGTTGTTTGTTTCAGAGTTGAGCCACTACAATAATGGCAGTTGTGGAATAGTCAAGTTCTTTTTTACGGAGTAAGTTTGTGCTATGGTAGTACGGATTAGTGGTTGCCCTTCGCAAACTGCATGAAGGCATCAGCAAGATTGTCGATGAGGTCATCGAGTTCCACATTAGGATCATCCATGGAACAAGTCGCACAGATGTGCCGTTCGATAGGCTCCCACACTTCGAGTTCCTGCTGGTCAGCAAGTGCTTGCTTGTCCTCACTATTTGCATCTGCAAGTATCGCTTTGCGTAGTCTCTCACCAGTCCAGTCGTCATGGCATGATGACAGGTAGAATGATGCCGCTAGTTTATATGCTTCGTCGCTCGTATTCATATTCGTATTGTTCATGTTATTGTGGTTTGATTCCTGTTAAATCTGCAATGGCATCGATGATTGCATACCATTGCGGGTCGTTGTCTTCTGGATCGGAGTCCCTCAAATCGCGGAGGGAGTTCTGTATTCTCTGAATCTCTTCGTGTTTGCGGTACTTTCGTTTCGGGTTAGATGGCTTGTGTATTCCACACACCAGACAGCAATCGTCATCGCAGTCTGGTGTGTCCTCTTCGCAGTCAATGCAATAAGACTGCTCGTCTATTCCAATGTCTAATGCGTAAGCATAGACAGCGGATGGGCCAGCACTATCGTAGTGCTTGATCGCTTCTTCGTATTGTTTCTGTGTCGCCTTCATGTTTGTTCAGTTGGGGTTGTGGGTTAGTGGTGGATTGCTATGCTTGCCATGACACCGATTGTCATGTACACAAGGAGGAATATGAGTGTGGGATCCATGGTGGTTAGTCGTTGGCGTGGTGGGCTTCCATGATTTTGGTGAGCGAATCGCGCAACCAGTCAGCGGATTCAGAATCCCCGCCAGAGTACTCATCAACAAGATCTAAAGCACTTTCAACAAGGGCTTCTAGTGAGGTGATGGTGTGGATTAGTTCTTCAATAGCGGTCATGTCGTTGTTCATATGTGTATTTGTTGGTGGTTAAGGCTCCAACTATGCGGTAAGCTACGCAGTATCCATCGTGCAGGATACGGGCATCATGAGTATCTGTTATCGTCGTCCTTCGAGAGGACTCCAGAGATGATGATGACGATGAAGGTCACCAGCATCAGAGTGAGTGCGCTTTCTAGATTCATAGTGCGGGTTTGGGTTTGGGTTGC